GAAAAACGGGTTACTCCAATAACAGACTTCTATGATTTTGTGAAGAGTGGTAAGTTTTGCAAAGCTCATATAATGGCCAAGTCTGGACAACAAGTATTTTTTCACCACCAACATATGAATTTAAATCTTACGGTATGGAAAGATATTGGTGCTCCTGATATGTCTAAAAGATATGATCTTATTAAAAGATCAGATGATAATTTCCACGATGACTATACTCCCTCATGGGCAGATGTAGAGAGGATGCCTACTATCATAAATTTTACCCATTCTGAAAGAGCAAGGAAATCTTTTTCATATTATAGAAATACTCAAACTGAATACTGGAAAGACCTTGACAATGTAGATATGAACGATTATTATTTTAGTAGATTTATGACAAGAATACGAAAACAATTTTATATAGAGAATACAGAAAGAATTGGAGAACTACCTACAGAAAAATTTGATATTATATTTTCAACTACAGCTGGTTATCGTGCTGCACTACTTGCAGACCAATTAGAGTTTGACGGTGAAGTTGTGTTGTTTGATTACTGTCAAGAAAATTTAGATATAAAACAAATGATAATAGAAATGAATATGTCTTTGCCAGAAATTAACTCTTATGGTAAAATGATCGACCATGATATGGTACTTCCTGATTCTATTGCAAAACAATCTGTAAAAAGTATGGGTTCTTTTGAAAATTTAAGGCAATTAGAAGAAAAAATGGAAAGGGACTATGACATTGAGTATTGGTTGATGGATTTAATATCACCAAACTATGATAGAATTTTGGAAAAAATTCAAGGTAAGACAGTATTTTTCGACGCAACTAATATCTTTTGTTATCACATGTCACACGCATATTATACTCTAGATGAATTGGTCAATTCGTATAAAAAATTACGAGATGTTTTGACATCATCTAATGGAACCTTTTATAGAGGCACTTCACCAACCAAACAAAAAATAGATGCATGGGTATCCAAATGAATATCGTAGCAATACGAATCGGTGATAAGTATGGCCCAGAGTATGAGACATACTTAGAAAATAAATTACCAGAGTATAACTTTATATGGGTTCGTGAACCGTATCATCCAAGCGTTACCCTTCAATGGAATAAGATGTTAGGTATGCAGTTGGACATCGATGAACCAATCTGTGTAATAGATATTGATATTTTACTTGTGGGTGATTATAAAAAAGTATTTGACTACCCCATAAAACCGGGCCAGTTTCTCGCAATGCCGGGATGGTGGAGAAATGATTCTGACACCTATGAGATTAATGGTGGGTTCTTCAAGTACTACCCAAAGGAATGTAAATATATCTATGATAAGTTTATGAAAGATATTCATCATTGGCAACAGTTCTACATAGAGAACGGTCAAACCAGTGGGCCTGTTAATGGCGAGCAGTATTTTGTAGAGGATAGCGTGAGGGAAAGACTAGAACTCGTTACGTTACCCAATAAATGGTTTGCAAGATGGATTGCTGATGATAAGGTTATAGACTACAGAAACAACAGAACTTGGCAATACAATATGACTGAGCGATATAATAAAGCAACGGGGAACGATTGGATATATATGGGCGGAGAGTTTCATCCAGATATAAAGTTTGTACATTTTACAAACCATAGAAACAAACCTCATGAATGGAGAGACTATGAAAATTTTTGCTCCAACTAGTTCTTCTTCAGATAGTGTGTTTATGTTATATAAACTCCTTACTGAAACCACAGATAATATTATATCAAGAATACTTCGTCTAGATGCATCTGATCAAGACGTAGCACGATATCCTATTATATGTAATTGGTTGAAAGAAAATGTTCGTGATTTTGATTTTGGTTTTGCGGAATTTGAAGACCATGCAGAAGATAATAAATCACAAACTATAATTTCTAAATGGTATAATGTTGCATTATTGTCAGAAATGCATAATGTAGATTTAATATGTATTGCATATAATACATATAATTGGAGTCCTTCTAATTGGCATTATCAAAATTTTGATATTGAAAATTTTTATAGAAGAGGAAACCAATCTTATTCTAGAGTAGATTATTCTATAGTTAGAGATCATACAGATATTCCCATTGAATGGCCGTTAATGAATCGTAAAGATAAACCTATAGGAAGATGGGAGACATGGGAGTTGATACCGAAAGAGCTTCAAAAGCTAGTCTCTCTCTGTCCTTGTGGAAAATGCTCCAAATGTAAATGTTGGGAGTGGTATAATAAAAAGAAAAAAGAAGGTTTCGGTGCGGCAGAACTTGATGATATTATTATGAAAGAGGGAAAATATGGAAAATATTTCACAAAAGAAAGTAATCCAGAAACAAGACATATTGCTTATGTAGGCCAAAAATTTAGAGGAAAAAGTTATCCAGAATGGAATCGAATCCATAATCATGAACCAAATCCGGCCGAGGCTCAAATACTGATCACTAAACCTCATAATTAATCTTTTGATCGTTGATCGCAATAAAACAAATCTTATAAATATATAAAAAAGGATACTTCTATGGCTATACCCACAAGCAAGTCAACATTTAAAGATTATTGTTTTCGCGCATTAGGTTCTGGTGTCATTGATATCAACGTATCAGATGATCAAGCAGATGACCGTATTGATGAGGCCCTTCAATATTTTGCACAATATCATTATGATGGTATTGAGAAGATGTATCTCAAACATCTGATTACCGAAGCAGATGTTGCGCGGGGAAAGGCAAATATAACCACAACGGGAACTGATGCAGTAGACAGCACTATTACTGATACATTTCTAGAGGGTAGTAATTTTATTCCAATGCCTTCTGCTGTCGTGTCGGTGATACAGGTCTGGCCGTTTACAGGCACAGGCGGTGGTTCCAACATGTTTGATGTTCGTTACCAGTTGCGTCTTAATGACTTATATGACCTATCTTCTACTTCTGTCATTCAGTATCAGATGGCAATGGACAACCTAGACCTTCTAGAACATATTCTTGTTGGAGAAACACCAATCCGATTTAACCAGCACCAGAATCGTCTTTACATTGATGGTGATTGGTCGAATGACTTTGTTGCTGATGAAGATTTTATCATTGCAGAATGTTATCGCAAAATAGACCCGGCAACTTACACAGACATTTTTGATGACATCTTCCTAAAGAGATATGCGACAGCACTGATTAAACAACAGTGGGGAGCAAACCTATCCAAGTTTAGTGGTGTTGCGATGCTTGGTGGTGTTACTATGAATGGTGAAACTATCTATTCACAGGCACAGGAAGAGATTAATAAGTTAGAAGAACAAATTCAGCTCACGTTTGAGTTGCCAGTCAACTACATGATAGGATAATTCATGGCAGTAAATAAACATTTTCATACAAGTAATGTATCTGCAATTGCAACTGAGCAGTCTCTATATGCTGACTTAGTTGCAGAAGCAATTCAGATTCACGGTCATGATGTATATTATCTTGACCGCACACTAGTTGCAGAAGACACTGTTCTTGGTGAAGACGCACTATCCAAGTTTAACACTCAGTCTCTTATCGAAATGTATATGGAAGATTCTGGAGGTGGTTTTGC